ATGTTGCGGTGGTCATCGGTCTGCCGCTGGGCATCGAGAATGCGTGCATTCTGATCCTGCTGCGCATTCGCCATCTCGGCCTGGGCCTGAATTTGTGTCTTCTGAATATCGGCCTGGGCCTTGACTTGTGCCGTTTGCGCTTGCGCCGCCGCCGCCTGCTGCTTGGGATCGGGCTTCTGCGCCGCCTGCTGGAACAGCTGATCAAGGTCGTTGCGGAGCGCCTGCGGTAACGGCGACAACTTGATCAGGACTTGCGGCGGAATGCCGGGAATATTCATCAACATATCCCGCGCATCCATCATCGTATTGGCGACATCCGGACCCTCATCGAGCACAATTTCTACATCCAGCGCGCCGAGGCGATTGAGCCAGGCCGGCTGGCCGAACTGATCGCGCGTCACGCCGTTGAGCTGGATCAATTGTGCCATCTGCTGATTGCCGGCATTGACCCGCAGCCAGCGCTCGTTGACCCATGTGGTCTTGATGATGTTCCACATCGCCCGATAGCAACGCAGTTTCCAGTTGCGATAGTTCTTGATGAATGAGCCGATTTCGGCAATGCCAGCCTTTTGCAACATGTTGATGGCGACGCCGCTGTGCCGCTGCGGATCGTCAGCCTGCATGGTGTCAGGCATGATGTTGGCGAACGTATCGATCTCGCTGCGCGCATCCTGCATCAGGCCGAGCTGCGCCTGCAGGTCGGGCTGCCAGTCGTCGGGCTCGATCTTGCGCCCCGGATTGACCTCGAGCAGGCCATCCGGCCGCGCCCATTCGGTGCGCGCCTTTTCGGTATCGTCCACGGCGCCTTTTTCCAGAATTAACCGCCGCGTGTTGGAAATATGCAGCGCCTTGCTGCGCCGCTGGTTGAGCTCGTCCTGCGGCCCTTTCAGATTCCTGACAAATCCATACCTGTCGCCTTCATGATCGACCGCCGCTGACCACATCACGAAGCGATTCATCGGCCGATTGCGCTCGTCGAGAAACGGCGAGATGCCCTGCGACAAGCCAAGCCAGGAACAATAGAACGCCCAGTACCATTTGTTCTTGTACTTGTACCAATGCTCGACCAGCCTAAGCCGCTGCTCGTTGACATAGACCCATTTGAATTCTCTGTCCGCGTGCGTGGTCAGATCAAACCCGGTATCCACCAGCAAGGTGCGCAATTGCGCTTCTTTGTCGGGGAACAATTCGACGGCAGACTCCACATCCAACCATTTGGCGATACCCATATAACGGGCATCGGAGAAATCCGACTTGAACGAACGCGGATCATAAAAGAAATCGTCGCCAAAGATGAAATCCCCCGATACATCCGGGTCTTGCTGATCGCCGGGAACGAGTTTTAGTTCGATGCCGCCGATGCCTTCGATGGCGGCCTGCAATGTGGAGCGAAAATCCAGATCTTCGAAATCCATTCCATCGCATGCCGCGCGAATGCTTTCGGTGACCAAGTCCGCGCCGGATTGCGCTTGCGGGTTGCGCGGAAAAGCTTTCGGGTCTTGGCGAAGTCTTTGCACAAGAGAGACAATACTATCGATTTTTCGGCTCGTTCGATTGTATGTAATAACCGGCTGACGGCGGGTGCGTAGAATCCGGATTTCTTCTGGCGTCCATTGCGCCGAATGGTAGTAATGCCGCGCGATTTTCTGCTCTTCATATTCCAGAACCTTGGTCGAGAGATAGTCCACGTATTGCTGGCGCAGGCGCGAGATCGGAAAGAAGCCCTCATCATTCGGCCCGAAATCGAAATCATCGGGTTGGTTGGTTGCCCAGTCGCGGCCGACAGTCGATTGCGTCGATTTGTAGTTCTCGCGATATCCTTGGGTTGCCTGGCTATCGCGTTCCTCGAGAATATCGCGGCGATTGATGGCAGGCATTTATGCCAACGCAACCTTACGGCCATTGGCCTGCGCGCACATCATGATCCTGCCGAGCTCCGTGCGCGCCTCGTCCAAGGTATGGCAGCGGATACCCATCGATGGCCCGCCGGTGATGCGCTCGCGCACCATGAACGGCCACACATCCTTGTCGTCGCGGTCGCTCTCGATGATGTCGTAGACGGCGGCGATATTGTCGGAAAGCATGGTGTCATTGGCTGTCGTCATGCATCCACCTTAGAGAGCCTCATCGAGAATTTCCTCGAGCCAGCGCGGGATCGCGTTGTCGCTCGGTTCGTCATAAGTCCAACGCCAGCCGATGCGGTTCTGCATGCCTTGCGCCGTGGTGTTCAGGCCGTTTTCGATCAGATCGTCGATGTCGAGATCGAAGACTTTGCGCGTGAAGGTCCTGGCATATCCGATATGGCTGAACACCATGCCGTAGGTGTCGCTGCTGCCGCCTTTGATGGTGTAGCAGACGACGCGGCCTTGCGGCAGTTTCTTGTTGATGGCGGCTTCGAGTTCCAGATCGGCGACGGTGCAAACGGAATTGGATGTGAATACGCCAGATTTGAAACTCATTTCTGCAGTGTAAATTGATATTCCTGATCCTTGGCGTTCGTCACGGAAAATTTATAATCGCAAAAATCTTTTTCCGCGTTGGCGAGAACGTTATCCTTATCGTCAATATGCTTGCCGGTCGCTTCTTCCAGAGTGCGCAAGGCCTTCAGCGCCAGCCAAGCCGCAACTTCCAAATCTGCAATTCTTCCTTGTTGTTGCTCAATGGTTGTCGCCGCGTCATTAAGTAAGTCAGCAAATAATTCGCCATCCTCGGTCAGGAATTTCGCATGCATCTTCACAGAATCAACAATCTCATCGACCAGACCTTTGCCGCGCTCCTGATAAGTTTTGCTTATTTCTTTGGCTTCTGCTCGCAATGACTCGGGGTCGGTATCGTTCATTTGGCCCTCACAGCGTCATGAAACTCGTATGCGTCTCGTCATACTGCCGCTGACTGGTGTGATAATCCTTGAACTCGAAGTCTTCCTTGACGATCGGCGAGCGCAGCCACGGCCGCGACATGCAGGCATAGCGCCATTCGTCCGCCGCGTGATCCTCAGAATTCGTATCCACGTCCTCGGCCTTCTTTGGATCATGCTGCAATTTCGGGATCGTCCGAATGCTATCCTTGCACGTGCTGAAGCAATAGATCATCGGGATCTCATTCTTGCCCACCAGCCGCTGGCGCATTTCCGCCCAGCCCGACAATGGCCCGCGCGTTTCCGGCGAGCCGCGCGGCGGCACCCGCCGGTTATCCGCTTGGCGAAAGTGCGTCATGCCCTTGGCGCTGAGTTGATTATTGATCTGTTCCGCAATTGACGGGCCGCCTTCGACTGCAAAGCAGCGCGGGTCAAGCACCGCATCCGCCAGTTTCGGATCAAAACACTCGCGCTCGATAATGCCTTGCGCCAACCGCTCATTGGTCAGCTTGGCGCCTTTTGCACCGTACCATTCGCGATAACGTACAATTGCCCCACGCGGGATAGTTCGACAAGTCCCACCGAGTTGTTCATTTCTGCTTCGATTTGTTCCTGCGTCATTTCCGAGCGAATAATCATCCTGCACGACGGCCCACCATCCGACGCTGAATGGTGAATTTGAGCCCCAGTCCATGGATCGGAATCGAACCCATGATTCTGGGATGGCGAACGGCTCGATGACGTGTTTTGCGTCGCTCCAACAGTCAAAATAAGCACCTTCAACGGCACTGAAATCGCCCTCTAACCAAGCTTTTACCAACTGCGGAGAGCCAACCATGTGCAGGCGATGGATGTAATCCGGATCGCGCGCCTGCAGGATCAGATTGTCCTGAATGCGCGCCGGGATCACCGCCATCACATGCATCTTGCCGCTGCCGGTCTTGCGCTTGACCAGCTGCGGCGCGCGCGGAAACGGAATCAGGTTATAGCGCTGTGCCAGCCAATGTTGACCGGGGCCGCCGGGATTGCCGGTCAGCACCAGTTGGATCGGCACTGCGGCGGACGATCGCAATACGCCGAACAGCCGATCGATCGGCGCCGGATCGGGATATTGCCCCGCTTCTTCCACCCATGCATCGGTCAGATTGCGCCCTTGGTATTCGGCCGCATCAGTCACGGTTTCGAGATAACGAAACGAAATCCGCCCGCCATGCGGCATGCGCCATAGCAATTTGGCCTCGTTGAAATCGGCCCCCAACGGCCGATAGATCTGGCGTGAGCGCTCGATGGCATCCTCGGCGCTGACCGTCGTGCGCCGGAACATGATGGCATTGAAGTTTGCGCCGTATACGCCCTCCTTCAGCGCCCACTTTCCCAGCACCGCATCGGTCTTTCCCCCGGCGCGTGCGCCACCATAGAACACTTCCTCGAACTGGCAGGCAACGAATGCGCTTTGCGGACCTGGCTGCGGCGCCCAGACATCGGTCTCAGTTGACGCTATCAGAGCCGCTTCCGGTTCCAACTCGGTCAACGGGCTTAATATATTTAGCAATCCACTCGTCCTTGCTCATGGTCACCGAGGTGATGACGTAACGGACATTGAGGTTTTCTTCGCGATGCTCCACGGCCTTGCCGAGTCCGCGATCGAGGATTTCCGTCAGCGCTCTGACTTTGCTGCTGGCGGGTGTCAGTGGATTTTCCACAATCGCCCATAGCTCTAGGCGCGCGCGGGGAATGTCGCGACGAAATGCGTCCAGTCCTTCGCGGACGAGTTCGCTTGTTTGTCGGCCCATTACGCAACGCCTGCGACTTCCTTGGCCAGCGTGAGAATATCCCGCGGCAAGGAACAATGCGTGGCAAAGAGCTGCAGATCGGCCAGCAATTGCTCGGCTGGTGTAACGGCTGCAGGCTCTGGTACTGCTGCTGTTTCGGTTTCCGGCTCGGCGTCGTATTCGGTTTTGGCCTTAGCCATGATGCGCTCCTTTACGGTTGGCTTGACGCGCTTGCTGCGGAATTCCGGCGATACTTTCTTGGCAACGGTCGGCTTTTTACGCGCGACCAGATCGGTGCGAACCGTTCCGCGCTTCTTGTGTGGCTTTTTCATTATTTTGCTTGGCTTCTTCGATCGCGGCCTGCAATTCCCTGGAGGCCGCGGCGTGCACTTCCTGATCCAGGGCCGGGTATTGGCGAATCTTCTCGAGCACCGTCAATACCGCCGCCAATCGTTCGAAATCCATGGCCATCACCTTTTGCCTGGCCGGCTCGGCCACGTGCCGTCGCTGTCGCGGCCGTTAGGACCGCCGTAATAACGCGGCGATTTGGCATTGTGTCCTTCCGGACCGCCGCTTTTGATCGGCACCGGCGATTTCATGCGGGTGTTGCCGGTCTTCGGTGTTGGCCCGCCGGCATAACGTCCACCTTCTGGGAACGTCTCGCCGATCTTGCGCGGATAACGGTCGAGGTGGCTGCGGCTTGGCGTATCCGAGCCGACCACGTCGCCGCCGCCCATTTGCGACCGGCTGCGCGTGTTCTTCGGCACCATCGGCGCACGGCCTGGCGCGCGCGAGGCGCGATACTCGCGCGGCGTCTTTTGCAGATCGTGCTGGTCGATGTGATCGCGGCCGGAAGCATTGGCACGGGTTTTACCCTCGTCGCGCTCGCGATGATCGAATTCCGTCATTTTTGACGGCTGCACGCGTGTTGCGCGCGAGACTTTGTTGAACGCCCCGCGCGGCGCGCCGGCCTTGCTGGCGGCTTTCATGGACACGCTGCCGTCACGCAGCGCTTCGGTCATGCGGTCATAAGGCATAGCTAATCTCCGTAGATGCGTTGCGTGGCATCCTTGTAGCGATTGCTCGCTGTCTCTGGTTCTTCCTCGCCGGATTCCTCGCGGTCTTCCGATAGGCCGTTCTTTTCCGCAGCGCGTTGCGAGATGGCGCCACTGGCTTTCATCTTCTTCAGGCCGCTGATATCGATCGCGGGATATTTTGCCTTGACCTTGCGACGGATGGTGGCCTTCTCAGCTGGCGAGGCATGCTGTGACGCGCGTGCCAAGGCGTTCCTGGCGTGAGCCGGGTCGTTGATGGGATATCGCCCACCCGGCAATGCGAACGACTTGGCGGGAATGCGCTTACGCGCCGTTGCGGTTAGAACGGCCATTTGACGCTCTCGCTGATGGTTTTGCTGGAAGTTGTGCGTGGTAGGCGCCGCCGGCAATCAGGCCAGCGAGGCCGTATTTCTTCACGATATCGATCAACTTGTCATCGAAAACGACATAGTTATGCGTGCCTTGACCGCCTGTGCGCGAGCCCTGATCGAGATAGCGGATGCCGGGAATGCCGGCGTCGCGCAATTGCGCAACTACTTCTGGTTTTTGCAATAACTCTTGGCCGAAACTGGCTGGTGCCTTCATGGGATCTTTGACCATGTCCCAAAGTTCATTGGATCGCCTGAGGCGTCTTGCACAAAAAGTCTATACTTTGCACAAAAAGCCCTCTCTTAGTGGAACTTTATGTGCAAAGCCCCTCCAATGTGTCAGTGATGTTTTGGATACCCTGAGCGTTCCAATGACCTTCAGCCTTCATATCAACGGCGCGTTGCCTAAAGTCTTTTAAAATTTCTTCTGCTCTTGTTGGCGAAGACAATGAACCTCTCGCGACCCAAGCCGGCACATCAGCATATTTGGTACCTTCATTTCCTTTTAAAATGCTTTCTATCGAGGATTGAACAGGCCAATCCATATCGGTTACACGCATTGCATTCTTATAGGATAACGCGGTTGGCTCGCTCTCGGCAAAATACAGCCCATGCCCGTAAGCCTGCGCGCCCTCGCCAGTGCCGATGTTCTGCGTGCTGAAGCGCTCGAAATCATACGGGCTACCGTGATAGGCGCGGATGCCCGAGCCTAATCCGCCGCCGCCGCCCGGCGTGCCGACCATGGTCATTGCCGTGTTGGCCGCCCACGGCACCATTTCACCAACGCTCGGCGCCTCGCCGCGCGTGCCCGCGCGATAGACTTCCCCAGGATAGCCAAGCCATTGGCCAACGCCGCGAGCCACGCGGCCGGCAAACTCGCCGAGCCCCGGCGCTGTCTGTCCCAGTGTCGGATCGGCAGCAAGGCCCGACGTGAGCGCCTCGCCCAATCCCATCTTGTTGGCAGCACTCGGCGAGATCAGGCCATTGTTGATCATGTAATCGAGGCCATCGCCGTTCGGCATGCTATCCCCGAGTGCCCAATGGCAATGGCGTTGAGAATTGCTGCGGCTGATACGGCGGCTGCGCCTGATACGGCCCCGCCGGCTGCGGCACCG